TTCCCGCAGCTGCTCCAAGTTCGCCACGACCGCCTGACCGCGCTCCTTCTTACCTGCCCTGAGGTCTTCCTTGATTTTGCGCCTGCGTGAGGTCTCTGCCTTGCGAGCCTCGATACCGCGTTCCGTGGCCGAGATACCCCGTTGCCCCAGGTAATTCTGGTAGTTGGCCCTTTCTGCGCTGAGGGGCGACGTGAGGGCGACTCGTTGCTGGGCGACGGCCTGAGCGCCTTTCGCCGCTTCGGCCTGCCCGGCAGTGTTCGTCGGTCCGCCGAGGAGTTTGGCGAGATCCGCGTTTTTGGAAGCCTGCGCGGCAAGCGCGCTTGAGTCCGAGGCGCTAGCGTTGGCTAGCCGCTGCGTCAGCGCCGACTCGGCAGCTTGGGAGGTCGCAGCGGCACTTTGCTGCGCTGCTTGGTTTTGAGCCGTCAGCCCTCCGTACCAGTCTTTTAGTTCCCCTTCGCGCTTACGGGAGCTAGCGACTTCAGAGCGGAGACCACGCAGGACGGGTTTGTAAGCGACGTTGGCCTGAGCGCGAGCGGTGCGTTTCGCTTTCTGCGCGGTTGGAAGATTTATGAATTCAGAGCGCGACTTCTGTTCGCGTCTATCGCGCTTCAATGCGCGGCTGATCTGATTTCTGCGCTTGTTAGGCATCTAGTCCTCTGATATTGTGGACATAATGGATAGCTTGGACGCGTTGGCGGATTCTTTCGAAACTGGCGAGCGAATCAAATTCTCGATGGACGGCGGGGAGCCACAGCGAGGAGAGGTTGTGGGCTTCGTACGCGCGCTTCCTCGCAAGCAAGGGGAGCCGGACGCTCCAGCCCTAGTCGTCCGCGTGCCAGGACAAGCTCTGGCGCACGTTTATCCAGAGGAGGTTACGTGGCGGGATCAAGTCCCGTACTAACCGCGAATTCCTTTCCCACGTCTAAAGCCTCCTCCGCCTTTACGTTTACCGCCCCCGCCCCCTCCTCCACCACCTCCGCTGGGCGCGGCTTCTACTGCGGGAGCTGCGGCAGCCGCTTCTTCCCTCGCGCGTTCGATAGCGGCCAACTGAGCTTCTTCCTGTTCTTGGCGGATTTCGTTCTGAGTCGCCTGTTCTTCTCGTTCGACCTGAGCGCGGCGAGCCTCGTAGCGTTCCTGCAGGTGCGCGTAGCCTTCGTTGTAGCCGCGTTCGACCTGACCGAGATGGTTGATCGTCGCCCCCGAGTAGAGCTGTCCGGGGCGCTGGTTGATCCCCCTCGCGCCGATTTCTTTTTGGCGGACGAGCAGGGAGGCTTGTGAGTAGGGGTTGTTTTCATAGCCCTGTCCGAGGCCGATGGAGCGCTGTTCTGCGTCCCAGTTCCCACGAATCCCGGCGAGTTTGTCTTGCGCGTTGCGATAGCCCCCTGCCGTTTCGAGCGTTGCCTGCGCGTCCCAGGGCATAGCCCCAGAGCCCTGTGGGAGGCCGCCTGAGCCAATCGAACCCGCTCCCTGGCCTCCCCGCCCGGCACCGCCCCTGTAGCCCGCAGAGGCCCGCGCAGGGCGTCCGCGAGAAACTCCGGTGTTTCTGTTATTGGCCGGGCGATTTTGAGAAACCGAGAGCCGTGGCTGTGCCGGGCGGTTTCGAGCGACGGCCGCGCGTATGACCGCTCTGCGGGGGCGGGCCATGTGTTCCTAGTAGAGCTTCCGCTTAGCCCGTGCGAGACCCTTGGCCCGTTCGGCCGCGATCTGGCGATTCGCGAAGGGACCGCCCTGGCGGATTTCCCTGGCACCGCTCCCGGCAAAGACCTTGGAGCGCCAATCGGGTCCAAATGCCTTTTTCAAGGTTTGGCGTTGCTGGGCCACCTTTGCGGCCTGTGCTTGGTCGATGGCCCCCGAGGCCACACGATTGGCCAGCTGCGTGCCGAGGTGCGGAGTCGGATTGGGAATCGTGTTGCCGCGAGCCGGGTTTTGTCCGACCTGCGGGAAACGCTTCGGAGGAGGCATCGCGCCAGGAAGCGCCATGCGGCCGCCTGGGCGCTTTGGCCGTGCTTCTCCCAGTGCGGCCCTGATCTGACCTCGACGGCCGCCGGGGGCGCTCGTGCCGCCGCTGAGACCCATTCCTCCGAGGATTTTTTCTCTTCGCGTCATTGCTGCCTTTCTAGGTATTGTGAACCTGCAACTGGGCGCTGATCGATATCGCCGAATTGGTGGTCATCGTTGCGCTGATCACGACGGCTATCGCGTAGGCGCCGTCGGCGGGAATCGTGAAGTCTCCACTGTTGCCTTGGGAAAGCGCGTTGGCGCTCGGGGAGGCAATCGCCACGGTCGAGCCGCTGACCACGGTCCCGGCGGTGACTTTCAGTTCGTTGGCGCCGCCTCCCCAAGTGAGCGGGTACATGCCGATTGTGAAGGTCTGCGTGGGTACCGTCGCGTTGACGCCGATCTGGGCGCGCATCCGCAGTTTCGTCGTCTTCCCTGCTACTTCGTAGTCGGCTTTGGCGAAGTAGAAATAAGGGAGGACCTGGTTGGGGGAGTTGACGCCGCTTTGGGAGGACGCGCCCGTGTTGTAGGCGAGAAAGTAGGTCCCAGCCCCAAGCGCCGTGTTGAAAGGACGGGCGCCCATGCAGATCGTTTTGTAGATCGCGCTGTTGGGAGAGACGAGATCGGTGTCGGCAACCGACCCGGTCAGGGCGAGCTTTTCGTATTTGATTCCGGCTTCTTCGGCAACGTCGATATCCAAGATCGAGCCGTTGGCAATCTTGGAGCTGGTGATTTTGCCGACTCCGACCGTGGGGTTGGGATAGGTCCCCGTGAGATCTCCCCCCGCCGCGCCGCCGGGGATAGCCGTGTAGGGACTGAATTCCTGGCTCGTGGTGCCGATCACAATCGGATCGGGGGTCGAGAGCGTCCAGGCCGTTCCGGCGTTGGTCGTGCCTTTGGTCACCGGCACGTACATTCCCTGTTTGACCTCGGTTTCGCTGTCGGCATCCGAGGTTCGTTTCAGAACCCATTCTTCTTCTTCTAGGACGATCCCGAATTTGCCTTCTCCCCCGAAGGTTCCCGTTCCGCCGAAGGCTTCCTCTTTGACGACTTCCCAGATCCCGTTGCGAGATTTGGTCGTCTGGTTCTTCAACAGCAGGCGAGTGCCTTTGGCAAAGGTCGTGGCTCCATCGATTTCGAGCGGCAGTTCTCCTCGCAGTTCCAGCGCTGTGGCAAAGTTGACCGCGATGTTTTTGGTGCTGGCATAGGCCACAGGGTTCTTGATTGAAAGCCCTGCGGCTGCCGCCGATGCCGCCGTATCTACATAGGACTTGTTAGCCGCGTCCAGCGCTTCGGTCGGATCTAGGAGGTTAGTGATCTTTTTTTCGGCCCAGGAGACGTTGGCTCCTGGCGCAGCCATCTGATCCAGACGCGATTTCCTAACCTGCGTATCGAAATCCGAAATGGTCGAGGCTGTTTGCGTGCCGGTGTGATTTTCACGGGCGAGCACCTGAGCTACGGTTTTGCCACCGTCTTTGATGATCTTCCCGGTAGTCCCGCTGAAAACCGCGATATCGCCTTCGGTCGAGGAGGCCGGACCTTTGACTCGTTCGTTGTCTCCCGTTTCCCGGCTCGATTTCTCGGTTTCGATTTCGCCTTTGAGAATCGCGTCTACTTCTTTACGAGCCGTGGTCTCGTTTTCGAGTTCGGCTTTGTAGGCCGGTTCTTTGGCGAATTCTGGATTCGGATATTCTCCTTTGAGCACCCCTCCGGCGTGACCAGAGGGAGGCAATCCTTCTTTTTTGATTTCGCCGACGGCGCGCTCCAGTTCTCCTCCGCGCCTGCGGATGTCTCTCAACCCTCGCTCAACGGCAACGTCCCTAACGGTCCCCCCGGCGACCGGCCAGTTAGTCATTCGACGGTCTCAACCCACAGACGACGATCTTTAGCTGTCACAGAGCCGCTGGTGGCCTTGAACTGGATTGAGACGTCGTAAGTCCCGGCAGCGAGAAACAGCTCGGCCATGCCGCCTTGGGTCGTGGCTGAGATGAGCTGCCCGGTCGTTACGTCCGAACCCGTGGCTTCGTTGGAAGTATTCGTCACGAGGCCTGCCTCGCCCGAGGAGGAGAGCTGGCGAAACATCGTCCCGAACGTTGAAGCTGAGACCACTTTCGGTTCGGTCGTATAGAGCTTGAGCTGGTTGGCGCCGAGGAAGATGGCTGCCGCTCCCGCGCTTGAGGCGCTTGACTTGAAACGGGCGGAGTAGCCGACTCGCAGAAGCCCCTTTTCGCCGACGACGACGCCTTTGATCACGTCGGCGCTCGGCAGGGTTCCGAAGGTCGTGCTTTCGCGCGACTCTTCTTTGGCAATCGTCAAAGAGAAAAGAGCCATGATTCCTTTCTGAAAGGTATAGCCCCGGCCACGCTAGGGACAAAGCGCAACCGGGGCCCTACGCAGGGCTGAGGGGAAGCCAGGGGAACCCCGCGCGACGTCTAGCCTATCGCTTCCCAGAGGACTGTAAAGCTGCCGTTACGTTCTCCGTCGCAGCGATAGGCGAACTTGAAGCTGGTCGAGGTTCTCGCCCAGACACGCGGCGTGAAGATGCCTTCGTCCAGTTCGGATTCGAACATCAGTTTGACCGAGGTCGGTTTGATACTCAGGCCGTGTTTGACTTCGACCGTATTGGAGACCAGTTTTTTGGCGAAGGTCATCGTGGTTTCGCCAAAAGCCAGCTTGCTCGTGCCGGGCTGTGCGAATTGCGGAAAGAGCTGCTTGGTGGAGCTCTCAAGCTCATTCGGCGTGACCGCTTCTGGCTCCAGCTCTCGGGACCCGATGACGCTTTCTGCGACCGAGGGAGCGGCGTAGATGCCTTCCAGGCCACCGCTTGCGGTGCCATGCGCTCCAGCTATGAGTTCTTCGAAGGTTTGGGCGCTCACGCCGACTTCAATCGGTCCGGGAGTCCTCTGAATCCAAGAGGTCTCGCGGTTGACGGCCCCGTCTTCTACCGGGACCAGCATCCCCTCTGTGACCTCTCCGCTGGAATCCGCGTCGGCCGTTCTCGTCAGGACCCATTTGTCCCCGACTCCGAAGGTGCCGGTGACGCCGAAGGTACCCGTCCCCGCGAACGCTTCGTTGGTCGTGACTTCGAAGAGGCCGTTCTGCTCTTCTTTGGTCTGGTTCTTGAGCAGAACGCGGACTTTGTCCCCAAGCGCTCCCCCGTCGATGACGAGGGGAGCTTTGCCTTCCAGAACTTTAGCTTCGGCTTTAGAGACCGAGATGTTTTTGTTTGTTGCCTGCCACGCAGGCAGCTTCGCATCTAGAATTGCCATTAGACGCTCCGGGTTTGAAGCTGAGCGAATATAATCACGCCCGCTTTAGCAGTAAGTTTGGCACTCGTCACAAATCCCAATGCGTAAAGACCATCGGCCGGAAGGGAAAAATCCGCCGCTGTTACCGCTCGCGTTACCGAGTTAGCGGAAGGTTCGGAAACCGCGATTGTTGAGCCCGTCACGACAGTCCCGAGAGTCAATACGACTCCATTTTCCCCTCCTTTAGAGGTCACCGGATAAAGACCCGGCGTAAAAGAGAGGAGCGGTTTAACTTCGTTCGTTAGGACAGCAACGCGCAACTGCATTTTGGTCGTCTTGTTATTGACCGCTAGGTCGGCTGCTGTCAAATTCAAGAGAGGAGGCAACGCTTCTGATACCCCTCCCCCACTTCCTACGACAACCGCAGTCATCGGATTCGAGGGGCTGGCGGTAGCTGTCTGAGAAGATCCAAAGGAACACCAATAGGTCCCGGCGGCGTTTTCCTTTGAGATAAAGCCGACACCACTAAAAAGAGTCCGATACGCCGAGTTATTTGGAGACGCTATTCCTGAATCTTCTAGATCGTTTTCGGTATTGAGCTTCGCATTCCAGCCTTCGATGAAGGTTTTGACCTTCGGCTGCTCTGTGCTGTTCGGGCTTCCAACGGCCGGAATTTCGTACGTGCCTGCCATCTAAGTAATCTTCTCGTTTCTTTGTAGTCGTCAGCGGACTGGGAAACCCTAGCGTTTCTCGTTCTTACGGGTCGTGAAGGTCTTGTTACTTCGGAAGAGCCTGCTATATTGTGTCCATAATCTTGAGAGAGGAAGGCCAGAGGCATGAGCGAGACTGAGCAGATCGATCACGGGGCAGAGGCGCTGAGGCTGTTGGAGTGCGCCAAAAACGACGCTCGCATTCATAGCTTTGAGGCAGCCGAGCACTCGCTGAAACTCGCGGCTGTTCACTCAAGCCTCGCGATAGCCGAGGGACAGGAGCGGGTGGCGGAGAAGCTTTCGAGGATCGGTAAGCGGCTCGACTCGATCACCGAGGTCAGCGCCAATACGCAGTTCGGCTCAGGTAAGCGCTACCTGAAGGTGAAGCCATGACCGGCCCCTCCACACAGGACAGTCCGGAGGGGCCGGTGACGAACTGGCCAGTCCTGCGAGTCGGCGAAGATCACCACGGCGTTTTGTTCACCCTCGCCGAGCGCAACTCAGCCGCGCCGCGACGACAAACCGAAACCTACATCCCCGTCTCCGCCCTTCTCTCCGATGAGGCCCTTGGCTACATCGCAAACGAACTAGAGCGGCTGGGCTGGCAGCTTCCGGCAAATGGCGCCGAGCTGTGCGCCGATCTACGAGCTGCGATTACTGATGCTATAGAGCAGGTAGAAGGGGCCATCGAAGAAGTGATCCTGGTGAGGGAGTTCGCCCTAGCAGCCGGACTCAGCGATGAGGATCGGGGGCGCTTCGGGCAAATTGCTGACGTTCTCTACGACCACGGCTATGAGCGACACGCTGCCCTCCTCCGCAAGCTCGTCACCCCGGAGGAGGAGACCGACTGTGGTTGAGCTTCACGTTTTGATGTCGGTTGACACCGAGAGCGAGCGCCAGGTCTTCGCCTATGCCGGCGCGGTCGCAGGCGAGATGTTCGCCCTGATCGTCTTCCGTTGCCCGTCCTGCGGCTCAACCGGCAAAGCCGATAGCTGGTGCGAGAGACACAGCGCTCCGATGGAGGCTTACGCCGAAGCCCTGCGGGTCAAGCGGGAGCCGGTTCTAGTTCCTCACGCCGAACCTGAATCGCCCTCGACCGAACTGTACGACTACGAGGAGGCCGACCGTGACTGAGTGGAGCGAGCAGTGGACGCTTTGGAAGCGCGACGGAAGTAGCGGCGTCGAGGATGGGCCGTCCACTGCCATCGACTTCGACCGCGCCGAGAAGGTCAAGGTCGTCCCCAAGCAAGAGGCCGAGCAGAAGATCGAGGAGGAGAGGAAGTCGGCTCGGCGCATCGCGGAGCAGGTAGAGATCGTCTGTCACAACCTCGCCAACGTCCCGGCCAGTCCCGAGGCCGCCAAACGGATCAGCGCTGAGGTCGAGTCACTCGCCCGCCTTTCCTCCGAGCTTCAAGCGGGCGAACCCCACCACGACGAGGAGTGGGGAACGCTCGAATCCGAACGCGACCAAGCCCTAAAGCAAGGGGCAGCGGAAGAGCGAGAGCGGCTGACGGTGGAGGGCCTCTTCACGGCTGACGAGGTTCTCGCAACCGTCAAGGCGGTCGCCAAGGCTGAGCAGGACCGCAACAAACCCGAGATAGATCGCATGGCGCGCATCGTGGTCGAGCGACTGAAAGCCGCTATGGACCAGGGGGACTCCAGTGGAGCGGAGCGGCTCATAACAATCAACCGTCATCAGTTCAAGGTTCGAGGCCGAACAATGAGCGCCTCTGACCTGTACGCGCTCTCGAAGCCGCCCCTCGACCCAGACGACTACGACCTTTTCCAAGAAACCCCTGGGTCAAGCCCGGATACTTGGGTCAATCCTCGGCAGATAGTGGATTTCGACCAGGGCGCTGTCTTCTTCTCTGTCCCTCGCCGCATCGGAGCCTCCAATGCCTAGCTACGAGCTACCGGAGGGGGTGGAGCGGTACCTGTACACGCCGGGCTTCGGCCATTCAGGCGACCCCCACGGACCCTGGCTCCGCTTCTCCGACCTCGACGCCATCCGCTCTCAGGAGCGTCAACGAGTAAGGGAGGAAGTAGAGAAGCAGCAGCGTTTCGTTCCAGGGATGGCTGATGAGGGCCACCCAGACGGCAGCGAATACCCGACGATCCGGCCGCATGACAAGGGCGATCTTCTCCGTCGCGGCGACGTTCTAGCCGCCCTCAACTCTCTGGAGGACGGTTGAGCAGTTCCTCCCGTCTCTTCTTTTTCGGAGTGGCCCTCAGCCTCTTCTTGGGAATGCTTCTCGTCTTCGCTGGCCACGGTGAGACAAGCTGCCGTCTGCGCTGTCTCAATCAGAAGTTCGCCTTGATCCATAAATCGCATCTGAATCAACGCCTCGAAGTCGTTGAACGGCGGCTGGAAGCTCAGGACCAATACATCTCCTGGCTGGAAGAAAGAGCGCAGCGAGTCGAAGAGCGGCTGGCGAGCTTTCAGCGCTGCTTTGCGCAGCTACCCCTCACGCGCTACGGAGAGGAATTCGGTCCTTCGGGTTATGTATTCGAACTCCAGGGGGAAGAAGGGCCGCTGGTCTTTCCGACGACTGCTCTGGACGTGAGCTATCTGAAAGACCCGGTGGGAGCGTGGTTTTGGGTCAACGGCTGCAATGCCGCTCGGATTACAGACAAAAGCTCGCTGCTGCCTACGCCATGATCCTCGAAGGTTCTGAGAGTCCTGGAACCAGCAGCTCGTTCCGATGCACAGAAAACTCAGTGTTCAGGACTTCGTTCGTGAAGAGAACCGAGAAGACGGTGCCGCGCTGGGCTATACGACGCTGTTTGCCGACCAACCCGGCCGAGAAGTCTCCGAAGAAACCTTCTCCGCCGAAGGTACCTTCTCCGCCGAACAGAGAAGTCCCGGCACCGGTCAAATCGAGTTGTTCGGATTTACCGGTGTTTTCGGCAAAGTCTTTGTCGATCTCTACCGTCACCTTGCCGGTGCCCCAGATCTTGGCGGCCCTGACCTTCTTGATATCGGCTGAGCCGAGGTCGAACCAGCCTGAGCGCCAACGCTCTTTGATCGCTTTGCCGTCGTCGTTCGTATAGCTGGTTTTGTGCCGCCCGATCATCTTTTCCCCGGATGAATAGCCGAAGACAAGCTCGGTTTCGTTTTCGACTCGGAAAGTTGCCATGCAAGAGGCGGGGAGGTCTTGGAGGCTCCACCAACGATCTTCGGGGCTGTAGACGAGTTGGCGGTTGGCAGCTTCGGCCGTAGGGAAGGTCAGATAGATCCGTTCGTCCCAGGTTTCCATCGTGCAGTTCTGGATCGCCGAGAAGATCAAGGTGCCGCCTTTGTAGAAGAGACTCGTATCCCCCGTCCAGATCGGTTCTACGAGGCTTGAGATCTGTTCGGGCTCCTGACCTGTGGTCCGATAGATCCCCTCGCGGCTCATGAAATAGACCCCGGATTGATGGATGCAGACGGCCCTGGGAGAGGCGAGCCCTACGCCGGTTTCAATCGTCTGGAAGACGAATTCCGGTTTGTTTTCTTCGTCGCGGGCCTGATCGGTGATGACGAAGAACTTCGATTCCTTGAAGACGAAAACGAATTCTCGCCACGTGACTACGGCTAGGACTTTCTCCCCGTCACCCGGCGTAAACTGGATATAAGCGGTGCTTTCGAAGGCCTCCGGGTTGCCTTCTTCTGAGAAGTAGACGTGGCTCGGAGAGCTTTCAGCACCCCCCGGCCCTCCTGTTTTGGTTGAGAACCCACCGCATACGAGACGATTGTAGGCCGGAAGGACGCAAAGCGAGCTAGCGCGGACTCCCGTTTTAGCCCCTGCTCCGTCAACCGTGATCGTCGGGTTCGTCCAGTTCGAACCATCCCACTTGCGGAGGCTATCAGTGCCGTTACCGGCGTAGACGGCCTCTTCGTTGGGTTTGCCAAAGCGGGTGAAGTCCCAGGGACCGCCTGAGAGGCCGGTGGCGCTCGCCACGACGCTCCCCCCGGTCGAGACGGTCTCAAGGCGAGAACCGCAACCCGCGACCAGCTGGCGCGCCCCTGACGCGGTGTAATAGGGACTGAGAGCTTCCACGCGGTTCGTCAGTTCCGAGCCGGTCAAGTTGTTGTAGCCGGGACGAGACTGGATGGCTCCCCTCTGCGTGTAGAGGACGTTGAGGCAATCGACGCAGGCGGCCGGGTCTACGGCATCTGCCTTGGAAACCAAATCCAAGCCCTTGCCGAACCCTTCGAACGGTAGCGACTGGTACGATTTTCCTGACTGAGCCATCTCACAGGTACGTGCCGATGGGGCCGGTTCTCACGATCAGGGGATTTGACTGAAGATCACGCTTGAGTTCGGCCGCGACCATCTGCTGAAGATCGGCCTGCACGTCTTCTTTCAATTCTCGAGCAGCTTGATATTCGTCGTTGTTTTTGAGGGCGTCGGCTACGGCCAGGTCTACGATTAGATATTGCCATTCCGAGGGCATCGCCGGTTCTTTGCTGGTGGTTAGTTTTTCCGGTTTCTTGGCGTAGCGGACCGAGATGTTTTCAGTTGTGCTCGTGGGGAAGACCCGGAGGGTCAAGTTGTCCAACCACCACCAGACGGGAGAGCCACTTTCTTCCAGGTCGGGGTAGCGTTCTGCCAGCCATTGGCGGCTCTGGCCATAGATGATGTTTTCCGCCGTCGTGTTCTCGACCGAAAGCACCCCACGCAGATCTTTGATTTCGAAAGGAGCCACGCCTTCTTTCGTGCCTTCCCGCCAGGGCCAAACGTAACGAGCTTCCAAGCGTTGGTGGTGGCGCTGAATTGAGCTTTCGATGTTCGCCGTGGATTCGTAGTCGTAACCACGGCTGATGACTTCTTGCGTGAGTTCAGCCAGCGTAGCCATAAACGTCAGAGTTCCTTGGGAGTGTCTTTCCGGGGTCGAGCGCTTCTGGAAGCATGGCCTTTGAGATCTGTTCGTTTCTCGAAGCCTTCGGGTCCACGTAGCCGCTTGGCGGCTCTCATAGCCAGTTCGGCTTCGTCCAGGCGCTGTTCCTTCTCGGTCTGCTCGGCCCTGGCCTTCGCTTCTGCGACCCTGCGCTGGATCTCCCTGCGCTCGTGTCGTACCCGGTCGTTCCACATATCGGCGCCTTGCAACATCTCCAGCATCCAGGCTCCCGGTTCGCGATACTGGCCCTGCGGTCCTTGAAGGACGATGTAGGCGTCTACGCTCCCAGGGACGCGTTTACGGACGTGCCAGTAACCCGCCCTCAACTCCGTGTCTGCGGCATTCTGAGCCCCGAGGACCAGAGAAAGCCCAGGGTCGATCCGCCGCAGCTCCTTGTTCCAGCGAGTCGCTACTTCGATCTGCTCATCGACCTGCTGCTCGATTTCGCGGTTGATCTGCTCGGCTTCGTAGATCTCCGGCAGGATCAGGGGCATTCGGCTAGACCCCCCAGGCAGTTACCTGAACGACGAGTTTCGACACGTCTTTTTCTTTCGCCAGTTCTTTCCCCGTTTTGGCCGCCCAGAGATGCAGGAGTTCTTTTTCAGCGTCGTAGAAGGCAGCGGAGACCGACGTTTCTTCCGCTTCGCTCGGATTCTTGATGTTGCAGATCGCATCGCCCGCTTCGATCCGGGTCAAGCCCAGATCGGCTGGCGTGAGTTTTTCCCCGCCTTCTACGTATTTTTCAGAGCAGGTGACATTGGAGGTGGTCCTGCGGCGGTTGCCGGGGACCGTCGCTGTTCTGACGACTGTCGTTTTAACTGCCAAGGCTCTTTCCTTTCAGAAGATTCGGAGCCCGCCCCCAGCGCTGGCCGGAGGCGGGCAGATGCTCAGGTCGAGAGTTCTGTCAGACGACCGATTGAGTTGCGCCGATTGGTCGCAAACTCTAGATAAGCCTCTATCGCGCCGTTCACGTACGTGGTTTTCGGGATGTACTGGAGGATGCCTTTCCCTCCGTACTTCTCGGTAGCCCACTCGGGAGCGCCGTTGCGGAGGATGAAGACGTGCTTGCGGACAGCCAGATAGAAATCTTTGTCCGGGCAGTCCTGATGACCCTGGACCTTAAGGTCCCCGACCATGATCGACTCGCCATCGCCGGTGTTCTGTTTGCCGGTGCTGTCCCAACGAATCTGAGCAAACGATTCGTTTTCCAGAGCGGCAACCTGCACCAACGAAGTGAAGCACCAGTCAGGGGTTTCTCCCTTCTGGCGGACCCTGCGCCGCAGTTTGATCACCTTCTGGCGCGTGATCGGGGTCGATTTGGCTTCTTCGACAATACCCTTCCAAGAACCCGTGGTTTCCGGTTTCAGACCGCCCAGGGTCGAGGTTTCCGAGGCGAGGTTGCCCCAGCCGTTGTTCTCATAGCTGGTTTCCCCGGAACGGGAGTTGGCGAGGGAAACGTAGTCGGTTTCCGCCGTTTTGATTTTGGTCGCGATTTCCAGAGTCGGTTTGGATTCCGATTCCGAGAAGGCCAGGATCGCTTTATCAGCGGCCTTTAGTCCCTCTTCTGTTTTGGAACCGATGTCGATCACCTGGCCGACGGGCAGATAGCCGTTGCGGATCGCCTGGTAGCCAAACCCGGTCGAGAGCAGGTTGACCGTTTTCGATTCGGATTCTTCTTTGGCGCACTGAGCGATCAGCGCGGTGCCGTCCCCAAACAGGGTGCGGGTGAGCTGCTTGCGCATGTCTGAGAGCTTGCCTTCGACTTCGAGGTCAAGCTGGCGCATGATCGCCTTGGCGGCGTCCTTGGTCCGCTCAATCGCAGCGGTATCCAATTCGATCATGCCCCACTGGCGCTTGTATTCCCATTTCGCCCGCGTGGTCTGCTGCGGGGCTGCTTCGTTGAGGGCTCCCGATCCTGTTTTGGGGACCCAGGTGATACCGCCGCCACGACCGGTCTGGACGGGGGTCAGCGCTTCAAGACCGATCTGGATTTCTGGTTTTAGTCTTAAAACCTCCTCCAGCATCGGGTCTTTCGAATAGAACTGCTTCTCGAAGCTTTCGCCTGTCCAGACCTGCTTGGCTCCGGCTTCGGCGACTTCGAATGTCGAAACGGACATCAAAGGCTCCTTTTAGGATTTGGGAGCGCTATTCCAGCGATGGAGAGGCTTCCTCTGCCACTTCGTCATAGAATTTGAAACGCTCCTCTTGATTCGTAGGGTCAAACGCCTTTTTCGCAGGGTTTCCCTGACTTATCCGCCGACCTGTCTTCTTCGAGGCGATCCAGTTCTCACGGTTCTCCTCGGCGATCTCCCGCATCGCTTCTCCGATCTCGGGAATCGCTTGAGGGCCATGGATTTCGGCATATGCCTGAACGGCTTTGAGCGTTTTACCTTTGAACTCAAAGCCATCCCCCCAAGAATTCTCAAGCGCTTCGATGCCCTCGGCGATTTCATCCATCGCCTCGGCCGTCTGTTGCTCTTGAGCGTATTCCTGCTGTTGCTGGGTGAGGTTGCCTTCGACCGCTTCCAGGCGAGCGCGTAGCTCGTCTTCGGGGTCTAGGAACTCCTCAGGCTCGCCGTCCTCAAATTCGTAGCCGAACTCCTGCTGGAGCCAGGCATCTCGTGCGGCGGGGTCGTTCTGTATTGCCGTGAGGAAATCACGGTATTCCTGCGCTTCTTGGCGTTCCTGCGCGATCTCCTGAGTCTTCTGCGTAAAGCCTTTGCGTAGCTCGTTGTACTGATTTTCGAACCACGCTTTGTCAGCGTCCTCAGGAATGTCTTTGGCAGGATCGAAGTCCGTAAAGGACTCCTGAGCCTCTGTCGCTTGTCCCGTGTCGGGGGCGTCGTCGGTCTCGATGGCTTGTCCCTGTTTCTCGGGGGCCTCTTGTATCTCGTCTGGCATTCGTGCTTCCTTTGATTGGCGGGGCTAATTCCAAATCTTGGAGAAACTTGGAGATAACTTGGAGTTCAGCTTGTCCGCATTTAAACGGGGCTTCCAAAGAAGCTTGTCCGCTGATAAGTTCTTGGCCGTGCTGGTGAGCAACCGAGCGCTCAGGGAAGCCTTTTTACGCTCCGGGTTGAGCTCGGTTGATTTGGCGCGAAGGCTCGGGAATCCCCGGCGATGCAGTCATGTCCTGCGTGCGCTGGGCATCTCGGCTTACAAAATGCGCTCAGACTACCCAGCCAAACAGGCCCAAACTTCGATCAGAGAAACCACTGCGCTTCGTTATGCCGAGGCTCTCGGGCTGGACCCGATGGACATAGAGCTGTAAACACAGCGGTTCTTCGCGAGGCTTTGTGGCGCTCTCTAAGGCCCTGGCGGACCTTCTGCCGGGTTTGACCCTTCTCCAGCGTTCAAGGCCGGGAGAGACGGCATGGGCTTGCTCTGAGGGGCTGCTGCGTTACGAAGACCTAGTTCTTCTGCCTGATTCGTTTGAAGTTCCTGTTCTCGCTGCGCCTCGCGCATTTCCAGATCGCGCAGCGCTCCGAAAACCAGCATCGTCGCTTCTTGGGCCTCTATGTCGAGATGTTGGGCGAATTCGTCGGACTTGGCCCAATTGGCGAGGACCGAAGACCAGACTTTGTAGTTGTCCACGCCGGGCCGAGGCATCCAAGCGGGAACTTCGGTCTCCATGATCGGTTCTCCGAATTCGTTTACTTCCGGTTCTTCGGTTTCGACATTGAGCTGGAAGCCCGCTTCCTCCCCGGGCCAAACAGGACGCATCCCCATCTGATCCAACTTGCCCGAGCGGATCTGGTTGATTATGTAGTTGATCCGGCCTACGTCCTCTTCATAGCCTTCGAGCAATCCTTCCGCGTTGCCGTTGTTCATCGCTGAGAGAAGAACCTCCGGCGGGAAATAGCCGGGGAACATCTGGGCGATGTTCTGAATCCGCTGCTCTATGGCTTGGCGCGTAAAGGGAGTGAGGGAACCGGGCTGGACTCGCACGTCGGTCTGATCGCGCAGATCGGCGCCCTTGAAGTCTTCGATTGGCATCCAACCGGTGCGACCCCGGAACTTCAGCATCCGGTCCTCTGTGTAGTGGCGCTGAACGAGCGTCAGCGCGTCTCTCATGATCCGACTGTGGACTTCGGCCAGATTGGCGATCAAGTTCTCCCAGGCGATTTCGTCGCGTTGGAGAATGCTCTGCACGGCCTGATTGGCCGAGACCTGAGATGGGACTTCGTTGTCGTGGGCGATGAAGCGAAGCTCTGCTTGTGCGTCTTCCTTGACCTGGCGCAGCTCGGGGGGGATGCCTTGCGTAGGGGCAAATTCGATTTTCCCGCCCAGGAGCGCCGTCGGATCGTATTCTTCCCGCGCTCCAGGTTGATCTGTCGCCGGAGTTTTGAAAGCACCGATTGGCGCCAAGATCTTTGGAACCAAGCCCACTTGCGCGAACTCGGCGATCTTGTTTTGGGCGAAGTCGTAGGTCCGCATCGACTCGATCAGCGAGCGAACGAGGCCCTTGTCGCGGTCTGAGGCCGGATTGACCGTGTAGCCGAGACGATGGATGCAAGGCTCATCCACGACCTGTCCCTTCGCGTCGGTCAGCGGATAGCCCTCTTCGGGGAAGATCTGGTTGCCCGCCGCTGAGAAGATCCTGCGGCCCTGAGGATACTTGGCCGAGGGCCGCTCCAGGTACTCGGTAACCATGCAGAGGTTCGAGGACTCGGCTTTCTTCATCGAACCTTCCAGTTCCGCGTTGGCGGGCAGTTTGCCGCCCACATAGCCCGGTTCGGCTTCGACCTGATCCCTCGGTCGCGCATGTTCTATAGCCCACCAACGGCTCTCCTCGAAATCGACACCCGGCTCCCACATGAGTTCCAGACCGTTCCAGACGCCGATCCGCACGTCGCCGATCCCCACGTGCTCAGGCTTGCCTTCGGGATCTTGGCTAACATCTACGTATGGACCGATAGAAGAATCCCAATAGGCCATGATGAAGCCCTCTTCGGTGACCAGAGCGTTCCAGACAAGCTTTTGCGCGGCTCGCTTGATTCGCCAGAGTTCGTAACCGGCGTAGGCAATCTTTTTGGCGATCTGGGCCGCCGTATAGTCCTCGGGATCGTTGGTCGAAGGGTTGACTTCGTAGCCGGGGACGCGCTGGGTGGCGGCTGAGACCTTGGATTGGACCATCGGGCCGATTAGGTCGTGGGAGCGCCTGACGCGATGGTCTTCCTTCTTCCCGCCGAGCAGATAGGTCAGCGTTGCCAGATGTTTGACCGAGCCGCCGTCTTCGGCCAAGTAGCCATAGTGTTTGCCGTCGGCGAACTCAACCGCGAGACGACGCTGTGGCTTTAGTTCTTCCAGACGCGATTTGCCACGCGTGATCGGTTCCTGCACGTCCTTCGGAATCGGCATAGCCGCCGGACGTAGGGCATCTAGCGCCTGTTCTGCTTTTTGCTCGATTCTCTCAAGAATCGCCACTCAAGCCCTGCCTCTCTAGCCGTAGCTTCTCGTAAGCCTGATCGTCGTCCAGGGCGATGGGAGCCACCGGCTGAGGTTGCTCTGTCTGATCCCGCACGTAAGAGGCCACAGCCGTTTCGGGACTCTGAATTCTCTGCACGAGTTCCCTGCGCTCCTGGGACCAGTTACTGCGCTCCCAGGCGTGGAAGGCGATCTCGATGACGAGGACCAGGAACAGGAAGCCCAGGGCTAGCTCCATGACTCAGATTTCCGCGATGCAGACGTTGGATTCTTCTGATGCCGTAATCGCGAAGACGGCACCGGAATAGCCCGTCAATTCGAAAGGCGTCCCTTTTTCCTTCAGATAGATGCCTTCTTTTGCGACGGCGGCTGAGCCCAAGGAGAGCCAAACGTCTTTCGCCCCTTCGTTGGTGATGAACAAGGCAAGACGATCTCCGTTGGCTTTCGCCAGTTCTTTCGATTCGGTTTTAGCGGCGAATTTGCCCTTCGGCGTCCGGGCTTCGCTGCTGGAGTTGCTTTGCTGGGAGAAGCCCATCGGCTAGCGGTTCTCCCGCAGGGCGTCGATCAGCTCCGACTTGGAAAGACCCGAAGTCCCTTTGAGATCACGGTCTTTTGCCAGCTCACGCAGTTCCTCAAGCGTGCGGGACTCATAGGAGCCGCCCGAGCCGCCACCCGTATCGCCACGATCAGCCGTGGGCTCGGCAGGCGCCGAGGATATCCCTGAGGCGGTGTCCGGCGGCTCGGGGACGATTGGGAACTCCGAGGCGTAGGTGACCGTCACGTGAGCGCCATCTGGGCTGTAGAGGGCCAGGGAGGGCGTGTCTTTGCCGTCGTAGGGGTTGTCTTTATCGACCATCGTGTTCTCGATCTCGTAGCCGCCCTCCTCATCGGTGGGGACTTTGCGAGTGACGAGAACAGTTCCGACGCCCACGGAGATCTCACGTACGGGAGCCTCCAGGGCCTTTGAGTCCTGGACATTCAAGGTAAATACGGTTGGCATTTAGACGCTTCCTTCCCCGCCAGCCGGAGCGGCGGTTTCGATTTCGATTCCGGTCGTAACGCCAGCTTCAAGCGATTGGCTGAATTTAGCTTCGAAGTCTTTGGTCAAGTCAAGGTCGGCCAAGGTCTCATCCAGCTTCTTACCGAATTCGGCTAGCTGCCTGCGGACCTCTTGGACTTCGTCCGCAGAGACCATGTTGCAGCACTCGCGGGCTGCCTCTTCCACGACCTCACGGCGAAGATAGAGATGTGGATCGATGCCGATGAAATCTCGTTCGAAGTCGATCATCTCTCCGTCCTCGCTGGAGGTGACCATGCAGCGATGCGGAGAGAAGGGGAGCGGTCCTTTGATCAAACGAGGCATGTTGTCCTTTGGTAGAATGTGGACATAATGAGTTATTCAGCCGGAGATATCGAAGAGGCATTCAAATGCGTTTCGGCCGGGGATTTCAGCAATGTCCACACCGTCCAGGAAGCCAGGAACAAGGTCTTCGCGCATCTAGAGGGACGTTGCCAATGCGGTCTTCACCGAGGCTGTCCATTGTGCGGGGGCCTGGAACGAAGCGGGAGAACTGTCCATAACGTCCGATGCCCGATGCTTGTCGTCTCAGCTTAAGCCCACTTCCCCATAGGCCCCACTGGCTCGGGGGCCGGTTTCGTGGGCGCAGGCGGCGCGGTACCCGGATTCCATTGTTCGGGCCTGCGCTGGGCCACGCTGATCGCTTTCGGCCGGTTCAATGGCCGGTGGTTGCAGAGGTAGCGTTTGCAGTCCGGTCCGTGGTCTTCGCGCTTAACAACATCGAAGGAGCCATCGTCTTTGGGCTTGAGCCGATAGCGTCTGGTCTCACGGATCAGGCTCGTGCAGTTTCCCCCGATCAGCAACAGCGGGTCCGGCTCGCCTTCGGAGTCGCGATGCTCAAGGCGGCGCATGACCTCGAAGACGCCGCCCTCTTTGTCGTTATTGGCCCGAACGTTGGGGATGCCTGCGCGATAGTAGGCAGCCTCAACCGTATCCTGGCGCGTCACGCCTTCGATTTCGGTGGCGGTGAGGGAGTGGTTGCGGGCCGAGGGGTCGATCAGGGTCAAGATGGGTTTGCCGGTGCCCCATGCCTGGCGCTTCTCCATGATCCGCTTCGCCGCGTTCTCGGGGATCGCGTCGGATTCGGTCAGGTAAAGCTCGTCATAGATCAGTAGGCGATTTTCCTTGTCGAAGCCCGCGAAGAGGATCGCGGTCGTGTTGTAGCCAGGATCTATCGCCTCGTAGGTTTCCAGGCGCTGGATGTGGTCTTTGCCCGCGTCAGAGCGCAGCCACTCGGCGTTGACGCAATGCAGGTCCTTGTCGAACATCGGGTAGACGAGACCCTCCATGTGGAGGAACTCCCCGTCCTCCCTGGCGCGCCTGACAAGCTCGGGAAGGCCCGCCATGCGAAGATCTATCTCCTCTGGAGGGATCGCCGGGTTGTCGCGGATGGAGGCCCTGACGACGAGGAGCCTGTCGTTCAGCCAGACGTTCTTTTCGACTTCCGGCCCCTTTTCTTCTTCGAACTCATCGAAGGTCCAGCCAAGGCCCTTTAGCGGCGTGAAGGTAAAGATCTCATCGCCTCGTGACTCAATCAGACGCATCTCGCACTCCTGGCGAATCTGCTGGCCCTTGTCGCCGTCGGGCTCCTCGTCGTAGTGGATACGGTCCCTGGTCACGCCTCCGAACTTCGAGATGTCTTGTTCGTAGCTCATGATCTCAATGAAAGAGCCGTTGCCGAAGCGAATCGTGTAGTTGCGTTTCGCGTATGCCTCTTCCCAGGAGCCGCCCTTGAGTTCAAAAGCAGGACACCAACGCAGGATGGTCTCTTCGATGGCGCGTAGGGGCTTGTCGAAGTCGGGGACGACGATACGGATGCGACAGGGCGGTTCGAAGCGCTTGAAGCGTTTCAGATGGTCCGGCACCGATTCTTTGTCGATGCACTGGATCACGTCGTCTATTACGCCCGCTGCCGTCTTTCCTGAGCGATTGCCACCGAAGTAGACCCGCAGGCGCACTTTGGCCGAATGGAAGGCCAACTGCTTCTTATGCGGCTTGTAGGCCCAGAGGGGGTTGGCCTCCAACGCCGCATTGAAAGCCGCCAGTTCCCGCTGAACCGCTGGATCGCTGAGAGCAGACGGATCGGAGACTTCGATCTGAGGGGTTGGATTCATGATATTGTGTCCATAATTCAACGAAGGGAGAAGGCGTGAACGCAATCGATCATTTTCAGAAGGCGCAGGAGATTCTCAGGAGCACGGCAGAAGAACCAGCAGAGGAGGTCAACCCCCTCCTAGTAGAGGAAGCCAAGGTCCACGCACTGCTCTCCTGCTCCCTTGAGATTCAGATTCTCCGAGAAGCGGGAGAAGATGGACGGCTTTCGTGAGCTATTACGACGAGGACGACAAGATCTTGGTTTGGGGCGCTCTAGCGGCAATTCTCATCCTCGGCGCGCTTCTGCTCACTGGGGTCATCGGCCCAAGCTCAACGCCTACCGCAAAGCCTGATTGGCATAAGGCCAACTGCTACAAGATTCCCGCTCGCTACCACGGCGGCCTGTATTGCTCAGACGAAGAGGCCGGAGGGAATCACGGCTATGTCAACCCAGGATCTATGGAATGGGAAGTGGAATGAGCAGGGAGATTCCCAAATGGGCTGGATATATCCCAGCCGATTGTCCTAACTGCGGGCGGCGGAGGCTAGAGGTCTTCGTGGACGCGGACGAACGAGCGCTCGGAATCCGCTGCGAGAAGTGCTTCTACCAGTGGAGCCTTGACCCTGAGGCGATGGTCTGCAACAACATCAGCGGCTATCTAGTCGATCCGAACAATCCTCGCAGCACAGCATGGGATCTAGCCGATGAAAACAACCCCATTACGCCGCTTTAGAGCCGTATCGCCGCTCAAGTTCAGCCAGAATCGCGCCTTTATCCTCGGTCTCGCCCGAAGACGGCTGGGAAACTCCCGCGCCCAGCTGCTCCAGCTTTTTCAGGGTCCGATGGGCTTTCTGATTCGGCGTCAGCTTGATCGGGGACTTGGAGAAACCCGGCTTGTCTCTCGTCGCGGTTGCACTCGGGTCTACGGTAGCTGTCGTGCCACTTGCCGAGAGGGTCATGCCGGGGAAGCTTGTGGGAGCAGAGGGAACGCCGGAGGCTCCGAGTTGGAGCGCTTGCTTCTTCCCGAGGCCAGGGACGTGTCCAACGTTATAGCCAGCCAGGTAAGCGTCTGAGGGGCGGGGATGCGGCCCCAGGCCACCCGCGCCGCTGTCGCCTACGGACGTTCCCCAGAATTCCTTCTTCACGGCGTCGTAGAGGAACGTGTGATCGGCGTTGTAGAAGACCGTGATCGCGCCGGGTCCTGGCTTCAGAACCTCTCCCATCGCGCCCGACGTAAGCGGAGCCTTCAGAACACCCGCTTTAGCCAGCACGTAGGAGACAGCCCCAGAGCAATCCAGGGCGGAAGGATTGTCTTCGATGGCCCCATGCCCTGCGCCGTAGACGTAGGGCGTTCCCTCGATTTCCTTCATCGCCACCCGTGCCGCCTTATAACGCGTCACGACTCGCTTGGGCGCTGGGCCAACTTTACTTGCGCCTGAGACGTTCAAGCCAAGTTTTCGGGCCTTTGCTTGCGTCTGGCGTAGCTTCCGGGCCAACTCAGGATTCGCATGGCCCTTGCTCGCCGTCACCCCCGATTGACTGATCCTGCCCGTTCCCCAGGCGCTCGGACCTTCGATGTAGGCTCGAATCTCCTCTTCTGGGGCTCCGGCTTTCGCGAGCTTGGGAATTCCCGTGATCGAAGGAGCCGCTTTATAGCCGTATCGGGCGCCGATCTTGCCTTCCATCCACTTGGCCGTTGCGATGGCCGCCTTACGCGGGGTCGTATTGTTGAAATACGAAGATTGGCTAAAGCTCGTGGGGTGGGCCGGGTAGCCGACTCCGAGCTGATTCTGTTCCCCCGCTTCGCCCCCTTGTCCGGCTGAGGAAGCTCCGCTCTCCTGCTTGACCCATTCCCCGGCCAGTTTCGGCGGGATCTTCGTTCGCTTGGAGAGAGTCTCGGCGAATTCCTCCTGGGCTTTGTTGTGCAACCCCTGGATCTGCGGCGTAGCCTCTTTTGCGTATCTCCTACGCAAACGCTTGAGACGATGAGAGGTCTGACGAACCTGGGGCGTGGTCACGTATCCCTTGCGATTCGTACGTAGTTTGCCGCTGCTCGCGGCTACTCGCAGTTCTTTCAGGTCGGGCGTACCGACTGTCTTCGCACCCTGGAACTTCGTGGGTTTGAAGGTTGGGGCGGGTGGCTTATGCCCGCGAGCCACCGCAGGCCCCGCCGCAACCGAGGCCAACTTAGCATGACCCACCGGGACACGCGGAGCAGCCTCAGACGCTCTCTGCTGAGTTCTGCGGTGAAACCCCAGGGCCGCTGCTTGCTGGCGCTCTATGCGCCTTACGCGAGCTCGCTGGGAACGCGACTGTCTCTTGGCTTGCTCGCTGGCACGTGGGGAGGCAAAGTGCTGGGTTGTGACGTGACCGGTGGGGGAGGTCGTGACGGTCGGGACTTCTCGGTAGGTCTTCGCCTTGACCTTGCGGCTGCCGCTTGGCGCTGAACCCTTTCCGCTGAAAGTCTTCTTTCGGAAGTTGTAGGTCCCAGACGAAGTTGTATAGGTGCTACCCGTTCGAAACGGCATTCTCCGCACCCTTTCCTTCGGGGTGGTGACATAGGTGATGACAAGTGCAACAGAGCCATTCCACAATCAACGGCTCGTCGTAGTCCTCGTGGTGACCGTGTTTTTGGTGCGGAAGGGCATCTAGAACATCCGCCACAGCCAGCGACGCCACCATGAGACCTTGAAAGACACCTCAGACACGCTTGACCTTCTTCCTCCGTCGCTTGACCTTGCGAACGTGCTGGACATGAGGAATTTTCATCCCGTGCTCCTCGGCGATCCACTTCTGCGCCCAGGAGGCTCCTTGCGCCGCCTTGGCGCGCACAAAACGATCTTGAGCCAGGGATCTGCTCGGCATGCTCTAGCGCGTGATGTGTTTCGCGTAGTGCTTGGCCCAGCGATTGCTGCCCCAGCGGGTATTCCCAGTCTGGCGCAATTCGCGGCCGAGGTCCGGAGCGCCCAGCGCCGGACGTTTCCTCGTGGACTTCAACGCCCTAAGGATCTGTTCTCTGCGTTCGTTCATTCTCGCTTTCCTAAGATTCGCGTTCTGCCTTTGCCAACTCCAGCCTGCGCTTGGCCTCGCGGCGGGCCTCGGCCATCGTCAAGGTCGTGAAGGCACCGCCTGTGCACTCTTCGGTGAAGATCTCTTTAGCCAGTTCCTCCACGTCCACGGCGTTGTCAGGATCGCCTGGAGGAAGCTCCGGTGCCTTCTCGTAGTTGTTGCGCTTTCCGCGTGCCAGGGTGATCCCAAGCCTTGAGCGCACGTAGTCGGTCATGTTGAGCTTGGCTTCTTTTGCCGCCTTGTCGATCTGCTTCTTCTCGTTGATCGTCGTCGGGATAATCAGCCGCTCGGTCCGCCTCACGATCCCCAGCCCCCGTTATTGCGCAGCCACGCTATGAATCTACGCAGCGGACGGTCGAAGAGAAACCTCAGGGGAGGTTCGAGCCAACGAAACCAGAATCTTTCCATGCGGGGAGTCTATCGCAACGTGTCCACAATCACGATCAGATCCCAAAGACCGTCCGGACGCTTTTCCCATTCGCCTTCGATTGACCTTCCGCTCTCATCCTCAAGCTCGATGAAGTCGGGGTGCTCGTGGCCTGGGAGGGCCGAGCAGACGATGCGAAGCTCTTTCATCGCTCATCCAAGCCCAGCGAAAGGCGCGCCAGCTCGTAGGGCGTGAAATGGCCGAGCAGCACGGCTTTCTGGTCATGCGGAGAGCCCAGCCAAGACTCGGGGTCTGCCAGGTACTTGACAACTTCCTGGGGGGTTGGTGGTTTCTCAGGACTCATGCGAGCCGGTAGGTCGTAGGATGGATCGGAGCCTTGTCGTCGCGCTGCGGTATCCGCTCCAATGGTTCTCCCTTCTTGACCTTCGCCCATTCCGCTCCGGCCTGTCTGCGGGCCTTGGAACCCGGCCAGCGTTTCTCAACGTCCCTGTGAAGTTCTGTGATCCGCTCGTAGAGGAAGCGCATGTAAGTCTCCCGCTCCTTCTGGTTGGCGCGTTCTTCCGCAGGCTCAGTCATGGGCAGCCTCCCATTCCTTCGTAGCCTGAATCGTGGCGGCGACCTTGGAGAGTCCTTTCTCCATCATGAGGATGCGAGCGGTTGAGGCGATCCAAGGCTCTCGTTCGATCCCCTGGTCCTTTTCGGCAACCACGGTCCCAGGCTCGATCTTGACCTCGTAGGGTTCTTCGTTCTCAACGGCCTGACGGGCCTTGGCTTTGTTCTCACTGTCGTGTTGGGTCTCGAAAGGAACCGGCGGTTTCTCGGTATGCGTTCCGAGCGCCACGTCTCGCAGGAACTCGCTGAGAGGCAGCCCCTCGGCCTTCGCAATGGCTTTGAGGGTTTCCTTCTCCTCGAAGCTCATCCGGATTGTAACCGCGGTCTCGCGGGGCATCAGGGCTTGTCCGCCAGGTAGAGAGCACGACCGTCCAGAGCTTTCTTGAAGTCCTCGTACGCCTCGTCAGAAACGAAGTAAGCGAGAGGTTTGACCGAAGCCCCTCCCGTCTCGTGGAAGGTGGTCAGCGACAAGCACTTCCGCTTGCGGCCGGGAAGGTTGCCTAGGTTCAACTCTAGTTTGTCCATGACTTGACTATACCAGACAAGTCAAGTCTTGACTGTACATAGGCTATTACGCCTGGGCTTGTGCAACCCTGGCCTATAAAGATAATACGTAACTCACGCACAGTCCCCACTCCCCCGCCCCCCTATGGCTTGCTAGAGCGGTTTGAGGGTTAGCTCGCGCCTGTCTTTCGAGATCGCAAGCACGCGATACGTGTGGCCACGCAGCTCTACGTAGGGACCAGCCCAATACATGGGGGTCTCAAGCCTCAGCTTCGTCGTGTTGTCAGCACCGCTCATCTGGCTCTAGAGCTACCTTTCAGGGCTTTTCGTATTGCCCTGTTACGCATCATCGCTGCCTTGCGCTCAGCCATAGGCAAGCTCTTGTCCCAGCCCTTGCGCTGATCCTCTGCGTACCTACGCGCTAGCTCTTTCATGCCTGAATACCTCTCAGACGCGTTGTAAGCCGTTCTAACGGCAATTGAGGGCTTAGGGCTAGGTAGCTATTCATTTGGCTCTAGAAGGGGCTTAGAAGGCTGGGTGCTGAGGATTTGTAAGAGCTGGAGACAAGCTTTGCGTACAACAGCTACTTACCTTTGGCCTTACGCCGATAGACAGCGTATGGCGTATCTACCAGCAATTTAGATATCTCGTAGGGCTTGTAGACGCAGATTGGTGCTGCTCTGAGTGCCCAGAAGTCGTGCTTGAGACACCGAAGAAATTCTTTGCGCTTGATCGTATCCATGCTCATCTGGCTCTACGATGCGCGTAAGCCTGCAATCTGGCTCTCAGCTTCAGCCCTACCCAGCCAGCATGCCAGGGACAGTCTCGGCAGTACGCCTGACATTCAGGTCCGTGAGGACCGTAGCCAGCAAAGCGCTCAATCCCGGTTCGGTGCATGCCTTCCATCCTACCTGAATACCGCCCTGTGTTTGCTAATTCGTGATCAGGGTGTAAGGTAGTACCCTACAGTCAAGCCAAAGAGAGAGGCTGAAATGCAACGTCCTACAAAGCTTTACACGGTCCGAGAGGTCGAAGGGCTAAAGACAACTGCCGAGTATCCACGTCTCTACGCTTTCCAGGCCGTTGAGAGACTGCAAGCTCTTGGAATCGAAGACGCGCAGGGCGTCGTGAATGCAGCAGGCAAGAGCGGCTTTGCAAATGTCCCTGGGGTCGCCGTTCTGGCAGGCGACGCTTAACCACAGTAGCAACGCGAGGAGGACCGAATGAACGAGAAAGAGAAGGGCTGGTTCCCGCCTCAGTGCGTCTCGTTGCGCTTCTGCCCTGTGTGCGGCAAGGATGACCGCTTCAAACACGTAGGACCGCGCCACGAACGACCCGGCGGGGGACGATGCTCTGGCAATATGGAAGTCCTGCGCTACGACTTTGCCGAGAACCTTGGCGACTTGGACGCAAGGCTAGATGACTGAGGACGCCAACCGCATACGCGCTGAACTCTCACGTTGTGCCGCTGATCGCGTTCGTGCTCGCGGTGCGGGGGTGAGGGCAAAGAAGGAACTGCTTGAGTGGCTCGCTAAGGCTCACGAGCATCCTGAGGTCTCGAAGAGAGAATGCGCGCAGTTGCTTGGCTTGAAGCACCGGGAGACGGTCTATGAACTACTGAAGGAGAGAACCGAATGAAGACTGAAACAAAGCGCCTCCGCGAACTCCGCGTCGGCGAATACTTGAAAGAGGTTAAACGTGCGATCCATGACGGGGAGTGGACAGTGGCCCTGAGCGAAACGGAAATGCTACGCGCGGAGCTGGAGGCCATCATTGATCTCGACGCAGGAACGGGCAAGTACGGCCTTACCGAGGCTCCTGGATATTAGACATCAACGTTTCTCGCAAGCCCCCTACAGAAGCTCCTAAGCCCTTGAAAGGAAAAGATGAAGGCTGATAGCCAAAAGACAGAGAATGGCGTGAGAGCTGACCCGATAAAGCGCAAAACGTCATGCACGCATCACTGTCGCTCATGCGATAGGCACTTCTCATCACTCCAAGCTTTCGATGCTCATCGCGTAGGGGAGTTCGAACCCGAATCGACTATCGAAGGTCGGCACTGCATCGGCTTGGAGTTCCACGAGCCGAAGGTCGCTAAGCAGTTCAAAGCTCGAACAGGCGTTTGCGATCTCATGAAAGGCTCAAGCCGTCTGCACGACCAGCCGATATGGGGATCATCCAAGGAGCTACCGAAAGAGGCCTTCAATGCAAGCTGAGACAAAGCCTCGCTATACCGTCGAGCTGACAACTGAGGGATGGCAGATCAAGGACAACAAGCATGGAACCTTCCTGAGCGATGTCTTTGGCTCTAAGGAAGCTGCTTACTTCGAGGGCGCCGTGCCTCTCAATCGTGAACACGGGCTTGACAGGGCCGAAGGACAAGGTCGTAGATGAAGCCTCAATGGCGTTCAGACGCTCTAGGCATCCTTCTCCGAGCCATCGCAATCTTCGTCCTAGTTCACTGGATCTAAGGAGAGAGAATGAGAGCAAAGGAGCTAGAACAGGAATTCAAGGGCGTGGCCTGAGAGGCCATCCGCGAAGGGATCGACCTTCAAGCCATGATCGAACTACTTGAACATATTGCCGAGCAGGAGAGCGAAGACTAAGCCGCTGAGTCCTCAATCCCAAAAGCTCGACCAGTCCTCATTGTGCCTCGCCATCTCTTCCCTCAAGCGCTCTCGACACGCTTCCCAGCCCTTGCTGTAATCCTCGGTACCTTGTAGCGCTATGGCGTCAAGACGGGCCAAAGAGGACGCTGTCGCGTTCTGCCTGCGCTTTCTCATGAAAGGCGCGGATTGCGTAGTCCAAGGTCGAAGAACTCATGGCTCGATCTCCTCAGCTTCCCCCTCAAGCTCTTCACCCGGCATAGCGATCCTGATTCCCTTGCGTTCCAGATTGATCTGGATGGCCACAGGATTGACCGAAGGCTGAACGACAGGATCGGCGTCTAGCTGCTGCCCCTTGTCAGTATGGATCGCTGAGCCAAGGCCTGCTTTGCCCAAAAGCGTTAGTTCGGCCTCGGGCTTCAGTTCATCGGCCTCCAAGCGCTTCTCAAGACGATCTGCCATCTCCTCCTCAAGCTTGAGATAACGAATCGCTGCCGCGTGGTGTTTGTCGGCGAGGAATTCCTTGACGCGTTCGGCCTGTTTGATCCGAGCCTCGCGGTACATGGCCGGGTGCTCTACGCGCGCCCACTTCTTCAAGCGGTCCTTTGAGACCGGGCGGCCTTCTTCCTCCAACTGACGGCAGGTAGGGGCTAGTGAGCCTGCGTTGGCTGCCAGGGCCTCTAGGGCTACCCGGATCTCAGGAGCGCGGTCTAGGGCTTGTCCCATCGTCCCCTGCGCCATGCTCGTAGTCGCTTACGCGGTGTCTTGCGTATCAAAACCAGCGCTGCAAGGAAGCGAACCAGCCTCGTCGCATCTTTCTCGCGACAGAAGACATCCAGGCTCCGGAGTTCCTGAACTAGCCTCATAGGAAGTCGAGCGCGTTGATCGAATCGCCCGACACAGCCAAATCAGGCTTCCATGGCTTAGGCCACTCCCAGGTTGCATTGCCTAGCTGCTCTTGAGCATCCCACCGCAGGAACTCTCGGTTCGGAACAACGCAAGGCAAGAGCGCCTGATCGTAGAAATGCATGGCCACGATCCTATCTCAAGAACTGCGAAAAGCGCAAGAAAGAGGGCCGGTAACGATCTGCGCCAGATCCCGGCCCGCGTTCTTCACATATCCAAGGTTAACTCAGGTCATAGGCATATCTGCCGTGCCTGCATGGGGGCGCGAAGACAACCATTGTAACCGAAAACTCCACCGCTCGCGGATCAACGGCGAGGAGGCTCTACGAGCGGTGGCATTGCGGGAGAGAACCGCAAACCTATACGGCAAATTGGTAAGATGTAGGCGTGGGCGAAGGGGGAATCCATGAAGCGCGGGGAGAGAGCATCGGCCGAAAGTTCGCCCTCCCTGACCTTGATCGACGCACAAGCCCTCTAGACCGCGCTCACGGACAAGACCTCATCTGGGAGAACGTCACGCCTCTCTTCGAGGCCGCGAGGAAAGTCAAAGCGCCCAGCTTCGTCTACTTCGTAGGAGAGGAGGACGAAGGTCCCGTAAAGATCGGAGTCGCTAAAGACCCGCTCAAGCGGCTAATCAGCATGCGTTCAGGGAACGCAAGGCACTTGCTGATCGAATACGTCCTCGTGGGTGACACGAGGGCTGAGAAGCTCTTTCACGAATACTGGGAACCGCTGCGCATTCGCGCCATGAAGAGCCGTAAGGCGCTTCACCTGGACCATGGGACCGAGTGGTTCGCGCCAGAGATACGCGCGAAGCTCTACCCAATCGTGGCTGAGCTTGCGGAGGCGCAGGTGGACTTGCTAGAAGAAAATTCCTCGCCTCTCGATGAGCTTTCCTTGATCCGTCTTGCTCATGAGCTACACGGATACGAGCCACCCTGGAAAGAGGAAATGCGGGTTCCTAGCAGTCGCGGCTACATCAAAATCAAGAACTGAGCGAAAAACGGCGCAAACACCCAAGGGCCTTAGCGGTTCTACCTCTGAAAAAGCAGGCCCCGTTGCTCCCCGGGAGTTCGCGCGAATCTTATGGCGCTCCAGCTAGTGCAGAAACATAGCAGTTCAGTCAAGAACCGGGGATAAGAAGCGCTAGCAACTGGTCTCTGACCTTGATCGCATCGGCCAGATGACGCTCCGTGGCAGCACTGGGAGGCAGGATATCGGTGCCCTCCGTAATCAGGGCGTTAAACACGTCACCGGGGAACGTCAATGTCGGAGAAACCGGCTCAGCGGTTCCCTCCAGCTTCTTCCACTCCCACATGCCATCCGGCTTCATCCGAAGCAGCGCCGCACCATTAAAAGTCTCTTGACGAATCCAGACGTCAATCAGGTCCGTACCGGGGCGCCATTGCGCTACGACCTTCATCCGTTTGGCCCTAGCGGATGGTCCGGCTTAGGGGACAAGCCCATCAACTCTCTCTGAACTGCGGTGAATGTCTCTAACGGTCGTCGCCTCTCGTTCGGTCTCATCGACCTTGAGGAGCGCTGCCTTGGCGAGAGAAGCCGCCAGTTCTCGCTTGTACTTGTGTTCCGCCGCGTCTGCTTCTGCCCTAATCTGCGCCACTCCAGCCGGTTCTCCCCCTGCGCGGTATTCGACCAGCTTAATCGCCTTGGTTTTGCGATAGGCCAGGTCTTCCTTGGCAGCCTCTTCTGAGTGGCGCACGTAGTCGCGCCGGGCCGCTCTGCGGTCTTCCGCGATGGAGCGGTCAGCCTTGCGGCGGTCGTCCAAGTCCATGACCTCTGGGTTGCTCACGCAGCTTCTCTCTCCTCGTAAGACCAGAAGTCTCCGGCCTCTACAGCCTCCCCGTCAACGAAGCACGCCACCGTAGTCCATTGCGGCTGCTCTGCCTTGCCAGTGACGAAGATCTCCTCGACGCGGCACTTTTTGATCCAGCGAGACACTATCCTCGCTACTTCCTCAGCCTGTTCGCGATGCGCGAACTGAGGACATTCGGACGATCCGGCTCTCGGAGCAATCAGGTAGACCTTCATCGAAATAGCTGTTCGTTCTGGTCGGTCCACGCGGCGTAGGTATCGTCCAGCGGCCTTTCCTGGCGCGCTTCTTCTTCTACGCGGCGCTGGGAGCGCTCGTCTGCGAAAAGATAAGGAGGCATGAGCGAGTCAAGTTGGCACGCAACGCAGCCGGGAACAGACGAGTGACCAAGGGAGCTTTTCTCCCAAGCCCTGTCTTCTCGCGCTACCCGTTCCTCTTCAGCCTGATCCGCTGCTTCTCGCTCAGCGCGCTCTCTTGGGTCCAATGGCTTCATGAGAGGGCAGCCGCCTCATCTACCTCGAAGTATCGACAATCGCAGCCGACTACGGTGCATTCCAAGCCCTCGGCTTCGTTGTGCTCATCGTAGGCGTGTCCGCAAACACAAGCGTCTTCATCAGTCATGCCACTCTCCTTCATAGGCTCCTCCAAGCCTGAACTCCACCGAGAATGAAAGCCCCCCCACCAGCACCAAAATAACTGCCGCGACCATCAATGCACTCATGCCGTGTCCTCTCCGTCGTCAAAGAAGTGCGCCATCTCTTCAGCCCATTCCTGCGATTCCTGAACCATCTCATCTTCAGCCGCAGTGACCGCCACGCGCTTATCGTCTGGACCGCTCAAGCTGCCCTCCTCGCCTCGCCGTTGATCCTGGCTTCGCACTTGCTCAAGGTCTTCTCAAGCTTCTTTTGAGCAAAGCGAAGTTCTGAGCCAAGGGTACCATGTCCATATAGGAACTTGTTGTCCCTGATGCGGTCCAAAGCAGCACGTAGGGCGAAGCGGTCTTCTCGAAGCTGCTGGAGCGCCGGAGCGTTGCTCTCTTTCGCATAGCGTTCCTGGTCGGCCCTTGAGACTTCCTCTCCCGTCCCTCTTAGGGCCGCTCCGGGGCTGTGGGTATAGGCAGACGCCTCAGAGGCTTTAACAAGCTCAGCGCCCGTTAGATCCTCTCTCAGGCCCTCCTCGTAGCCTGCGCTGCGTGTCCTGGCACGTAGGAGACGGGGCCGGTCGTCTTTGACGACGTAAATCAGTAAGAACTCAGGGAGTTTGTCGGGAGCGCGGTCTAGTTCCCCAAGGCCGATCACCCTCAAGCTAAGTTTGGTCGAAAGTTTGATCTCGGGTTCTTCGTGCAGTCCAGCTAGACCAGTCGCCCAGGCCTCAGAGACCACGATCCTCGGATGGCCTCCCGCGAACAGGGCTTTGCGTTGCTGGCGAGTAAGGGAGAGCTTCAAGCTTCGTCGTCCCCGTCGAGCCAAGCTTCTAGCCGGTCCAAGGTTTCAAGCGCTCCCATTGTCATGCCTGACGCTGGAGTGTTCCTTTCCTGGGGAGCGTTGCGACGCTCAAATTCTCGTCGTTCGCAAATCCAAAACCTCAGCGCATCGTAGCTTCGATTCGTTGAATCAGCCATCGTCTCCATGTCAGATCATCCCCCTCCTCGCCTGGAACTCTCTCGGCAAACGATTCCATCTTGGCCTTGTTCCTAAAGACAAGCTCCCACGCGTTTTCTCGCTTCTGCCTGCCGTTCTTGAGTTCTCGAACATAGGGATCGAAGGCCGCTCCGCAAATAGCTTGCAAGCACCCTACAGGACCAACGCGCTTCAGGTGCGGCTTGACCAGTAAAAACTCCTCGGCCTCGAAGCGGCAACCTTCGTGGTTGCAAGCGAGCGCCCACCACGTCCACAAACACTCGGCCTCGGGCCAAAGGGAGTCCTTGCGCGCATCTACCTCGACATCGCGTTCCAGCTTCGTAATTTTGGCCTTGTGGAGGCGGTTCTCCTTCTCAAGCTGAACGATCACGTCCTCTCTTTGCTGGCACTGGGGACACGAAACAACCTCTCCCGTCTCCGGCGAGACGACGCCGAGCAATGGGCGGCGGCTAGCCAAGGTGCCTCAAGGCGTGCTGCATTGCGCTCCAGAGGGTCAGCTGAACTTCAAACGGATGCGCTGGGTAACTCCAACAGGATGGGCACAAACACCCCGGTTCGCAGCTCTTGCCACATTCGCAAACCAAAATCATGTAGCGAGCATCTAGGAGGCTCGGCCTATGGCATTCCTCATGGACCTGAGCCGCCTTCATTTCCCAACGCTGCAGCTGCTCTCTCGCCGTCACGCCCTTCTTCTATCACGTACCCGCCTGGGGGCATAGCTCTCCCCTATTGCTCGCTGCGCTCCGCCTCTCGTAAGCGCTGTCTAGTGCTTACGAACAACTGGCGGGGTAGGGGAGGTCGGTGAGAGACCGACCGACGCTACTTCTCCATAGCGCGGCCAATGCCCATGCGGTGGATGAGCTTCTTTCGTCTGGGCCGGGTGGGCTTTGCAGTTGCTTCTGCTATCCTCTCGGGTCAGTTCCCTCCCATCACGGAGGGGTGACGCCACCGGGTTTCGTTCTCCGAAGTGCCCATGACACCTTCTCCGGAGACCGTCTCCCGGTTGGCATGCCGCTTTCCGGGAGAGATCCCACCGCGCTATGAGGCCCCGCCCAGGGCTGCGCGGCTGACCCTACGTGCTAGGCGGAAGTTTCAATCCTCTCGGTCCCGAACACCTCGTCTAGGACTGGCCCGAATTCCGATTCGTCAATGGGCAGATTCGAGGACTCAATCGCCTTCCCAAGCTGCTCCCGCAGCACCTCGCAAGCCTCAGCAAAGGAATCGTGGTCATTCATCCCGGCGAAGTGGCATCCCGAGAAGCGATCCCAGGCTCTTTGGGGGGCTTCAGGCATCTGCCTTGACCTTCGCCCGGCTCTCAACGAACAGCCGATGAGACATCTTCCGTTTGGAATGTCTGTGCTCCAGGGGTCCGGTGCAATACTCGGCCATCTTGGAGCGCCCCATGCCGTGCTGAGGGATCTTCCCTACCCGCTGGCATTCCTCGCAGACGGGAAGCTCTACGTAGAGGCGACCGTGTACGCGGTTCACGCAGCTACCAATTCATTATGGGTACTCTGATGACATTGGCGACAGAGCCACTCTACATCGTAGGGTTTTGAATAGTCGGGGTGATGGCCATGTAGCTCGGAGGAAACCTCGAGCTTAGAGCCGCATTTTTCGCAAGCATCGGGCTTCTTGATCCACCCGACGCGTAGGGCGTAGTGGAAATTGACGCGCGCCCGAACCTTCTGCCGGTCCTTGCGTTCGGCTTTTTGCCGAAATGCCTTCTCCTTGCCAGGATTAGCTCGCCTCCAAGCACGATGCCCTTCAAGATGCCGGTCAGCGTTCTCGTGATACCAAGTTTTGGCTCTCGTCTTGGCACACTCCTTGCACTGGGTACTGCGGCCGTCTTTCTTTCCTCGGTTGCGATGGAAATCCTCAAGAGGCTTTGTGGAATCGCATTCACCGCAGTGCTTGTGTAGACGCTCGGCCATACGCGCCACGATATCAAACGACCCGCCACCCTCAACTTCGAGAGCAGCGGGCCTGTCCCATCATCGTCAGTTGTGCCTACGTCCTCTCAGACGCGTGGGGAAGCTGTCTAACGGGCGTTCTCGTCTTTTGAAGGGGTAAGTGGCGGATCGGGCTTAACGGGCCTTAGATCGCCGAATACGAAGCGCATCCCGGCCTTAACCGGATCGTCTGCGATCTCCTTCGCAGGGATGCTTGTTTTCGCAAGCGCCCGGATCAACGCTTCTTCCGTATCTCGCCTCATGATCCCTCCTCGGGGAAGGCGTGGTCGAAGGCGGCCTGGATTGCTTCGGCCCTGCGGTTCACTACGGAGCCGAGCCTACTTTGCACTCGGTAGGCAGCGTCGAGCGCTCCCTTTTCGACCAGCCGCTCCCGCACCTTCGGCAACACGGCTTCGAGGGCAATCCCTGCCATCTCGTCGGGCCGCATCTTCTGCCAGTCGCGCTCGTTGCCGTAATCGTTAAGACGATCAGCGGCCGCCTCGACCAACTCGTCCGGCACCTTCATCGCTCAACCTCCGGTCTCTCGGGCCTCGTAGAGCCTCTTACGACTCGCTCTGCGTAGTCGGCTGCCGCTTGCTCGATCTCGCTTTTAGAAAGCGGGCCTTGAGCCAACGTGAAGTAGCCTCGCAGCCATGCCATTTCGAGTTCCTCTCGAATCAATCGCCTGATTTCGTCGGGTTCAACTGCGATCCTTCCCATGAGACTAAGCCTAGTTTTCATGAGAGGCCATCCACTTTTCGATCCCCGGGCCAGGAGGATTGCTCCGGTTCCCAGCTTGGTTTGGGCGTCGGCTATAGCTTGGCGATGGTCTCCTTCTTCCCGCCGCCTGATTGAGATCATCGGACCAGTCTCTAGCCTTCCCTTTTCGAGTTCTGTAGCCTCCAGCGCTCTTTCAGCCTCAACGAGAGCCTCGTTGTCCTGGCACTGCCATTCCTCCAGCCAAGGTCTTAGCTGGGCTACTGGGAAGAGTTCTCCGAGAGTCCACGCTGCAACCTCCTCGTCCTCTGGATCGAGCGTGCCAATTACGCGTTCCCAACCGATATCGCTCAGGAGGTTGGAGAGGGCTGCGATCTTGCGGGCGGCATTAGAGCACGCCTCATCAAGTACATCGCCTGGTCCCTGGACCGTAAATGCGCTGAGATTGTCAGCTTCGCGATGAAGCGAATCCAAGGCATGGCCTGCAACGTAGTCCCTCTCCTCTCGGCTGAGGCGAATTTCCCCTCGCTTCGTGGCAACATAATCATCTTCGATTTCCCTTGCGTCAAAGGCAAACTTAGCCATTCTCAACCCCGTTTCGAGTCCGTAGTTCCTTGCGCATCTTTTGAAGATCCGCGTCGAACGCGGCTACATGCTTTTGAAGGGCGGCGAGGAGCAGCAGGGTCCTCTCGTGGATATTGCCGATCTTCATCGCGTCTTGGATCATGCGAGCCACTTCTTCTCTTTCGTTCATGCTCACGCCTCCACAGGACGGCCGGTGGCTCGGACGATCTGGGCGATTCTGCCTTCGTTAGCCGACTGCGTAGGGATATTGCGAGTATCGATCAATTCTGCGATCTGGTCCAGCGCTACAGAATCCTGAACCTCAGCCAGAAGGTCTTCCTCGATTCCGTAAAGATGTTCGTTGGCGCCGCGTCTTGGGATCGTCTCCAGCAAATTCAGAGCCTTCTCTTCGCGTAGGACTTTGAAGTGGTAGCTGACTTTGTTCAGGGGCCTTTTGAGCTGTCTGCTCAAGCCCACGGGGCTTACCAGACGTCCTTGCGCATGCGCTTCTTGCGCCGCTTGGAGGATTTCTCGGCGCAGCGCGTGACCATTGATCACGGCCAGACGCTCGGCGACCGATTTCTTCTTATCCATAGGTTCTCTCCCTACGTTGTGGTCAATGCGGCTTGAGCATACAGAATATGACCACAATGGTCAAGGAGAACGAAAAAGAGCGCCCTCCGAAGAGAGCGCTCTAGGTCCGGCGGATCTGAGGGCTAGCTAGAAGGGTATCGAATCCTGACCTTCAGGTTTCTTCTCGCCTTTAGCAGCATCGCTGATCGCTGCGGTCTTTTCGTCCAGTGTGCAAGCCATCGCCTCCAGGTTATCGATGCGCTCCTGCACTGCTCGACCCTCTGCGTTGGCTGGGAGTGGCTCGAGGCTATGAGCCGCGACGAGGAGGTTGTGGGCGTGTCTCGCTCCGGCGATTTCAGCGGGATCGCGAGGTCTGAAAGTGCCTCCGCCCTTCGCTCCGCCGCCTCCACCCGAGAAAGCCCCGTCCTTCGAAGCCTTTTTGAACTTCGTGGGGAAATCGGGGTTCTTATTGGGCATGATATCGCCGTAGACTTCTTCTCCGGGCTGCGGCGCCGCCGTCGTGGGCTTTTGATTCATCTCTACGTCGTGGGCGACCCCTGAGCCCAAGGGCGTCTCTTCCAGCTTCATGCTGTAGCACTTGAAGGGTCCGTACTGCGGACTGTTCCAATCTTCCTTGAAGTCCGCTTGGATCACTACATAGTCCCTAGGCATCTGCGGTCTCTCCCTCTCGTATCTCGCCTCTTTCGAGGTTCTCATTGGCCCTCTCGCGCGCCAGCAGGAAACATTCCTGCGCGGTAGCGAAGAGGTCCTCCAGTCGCTTGTCGTCTCGACTCAGGCGCATCAGGTGCTTGGCCTCGACCGCGCCATGCTCCGCTCTCTCCACCAAAGCCGACATTCTCAATCGATTCATGGACACAACCTAGCAGTTGACCGCAGACGGAAGTTTCGTATAGGGTCGCGCTCGGAGAGGTAGATGGGACGAAAACTGACGCAAGAGCACCGGCGCAATATCAGCAAGAGCAAACAACGCCATTGGCGCAAGTATCTCTTAACCGAGGAGCTGCCCGAAAAGAAGCGTTGCTCGCGCTGTAAAGAGACGAAGGACGCTGCGGAATTTTCGATTCGCAAGTACAAGCGCAAGTCGGTTCCCGTAGTTGAAAAACTGGAAGCTGCTTGTAAGAAATGCAACGCTCGCATCGCCAAAGAACGACGAAACCGACGAATTGCGGAAGGAATCGACGTTCACGCGATTGAGAGAGCCAGACAGAAAGCTCACCGGGAACGTCTTTCTACGGCCCGGTTAGAACAGCTGCGGGAAAGACATCGGGAGTGGCAGGCGGCCAAGCGACGCGAGGAAGGAGCCAAGCCTCGGGGTTCTTATGGGAAACGCCGGAAAGCTCAGTCTTTGACCGCCGGTCAGCGATTGGACGCCCAACCGCTCATCGAAATCCTGGAAAGAGAATTGCCCCACATAGCGAAAGAGCACAACGAAAGCAATAGCAACGGAACCGGCCTCTTGGCTGTACGTTCGGGTGTCTCCGAGCGCCGTCTCTATGAGCTCTTGCACGGAAGACAGCAGACGGTTACCCTCTCGGTCGTTGACCGGCTCCTCACCGGCCTCGGTCTGCCGCACATGTTGCCGATCCTCTATCCGGATTAAAGCCCAACGTCAACCGGGTCCAATTCAAGCGCCTCTACGTAGCGCAACGCCGTACGAACTTGCATCTGGGTTTGTCGATGTCCTTTGAAGATACCGAGACCCAAGGAGCGCCTGACCGGAGCCGTGTCCGGCGCGAGGCGCCGCCCGGTGGGGCCTTTTCTTTCATAGCCCAACCGGACCGCCAGCAGCGATACTGTCATCCCCGAGGCTTCGAATGCCTCTCGCAAAGGCCGATTATCGACTCGGGCGTGCGGGCTTTGTTCAGGCTGTTTTCGCGTCCCACGGGCACGGATGGTCTTATGCGTATTGCGTGAATGGGTGTGGCCGCTGAGAACCCGGCTGATCGTAGAGATCGACACTCCACGCTGAGCCGCAAGATCCTTTAGACGGGGCGCTCGGCCACAGCTTATGCATGGTTGGGCTTCTTCTAAGATGCGGAGGACCGCAGCTTCGCTCAGCACCTGGCCCAACCTATATGAAAATCAGCCTCACAACCATCCGAAGAAAACTAAAAAAGCCCTCCCGGCTCAAACGAACCGAGAGGGCCTGTCTACCGAGCAATATCGGATACCAACCGTAACTCAATGTGAGAGAACAGCAGGGACAACCTACCAGATTATGGCCACATGTCAAGGCCACTCCGAAGGTTCGATCCAACGTAGCTCTCCTCGTGGAGGCCACCAGGCGAGAATCGGTTTCCAACCGGCCCGATAGGCGAGAGCGATCAGCGCCTTGCGCTTGGTGGGACCGAAATTGTTAAAGGGGCCGAACTTCTCCCTGTCGGCTTTGACCTCAATCGCTAAGGACAGCTCACCACGCTTTCCGGCCACGAGGTCGATACAGCCCAGCGATCCGGCGGCTCGAACGACGGCCCAACCCTCGGATTCCAAGCGCTCGCGGACCTGGCGCTCCCTTTCGATCCCAAGATTGCTCAAACGCGATTGATGAGAAAGAGAATGAGCACGACGATGAGGACGATTATCAAGATACCGGCGAGGCTCACCTTCTCACTCCGCGCCCGGCCTGATTACGCGCCACGCCGATGGCGCCTGCTCCGGCCGTATTGATCCCCACGGCGGCGAATGCCTGGAAGATACTGAGGTCATTGCTGACATAGGCGATGATCGCCAAGATGATCCCAGCGATGGTCTGGAGCGTTGCGACGGGAATGTCGTCCAAGAAGGACATCAATAGCACTCTTCCTTTTCGTCGTGGAGTTTGTAGCCAGCGGCCAGGGCCTGCAGTTCCAGGGCCATCCGCATGGTTTTAAGCGGGTTCGAGACACCTTCCAACCAAGTCCGGTCGGCGTCGAGTTCTTGCAGGTTCGCGTTCATGTCTCGGTCTCGCAGTCTTTGGCTCGGCTTTCAAGAATGTCGCCTGGCTGCGGGAAGGGGTCCTGTCCCTCATAGAGGGCCGCGACCAATCGAGCCCAGCCATCCGCGCTGGTCTCCGCGACGGTCCATTGATTGGGTTTTGTGGCTATGCCCATCTTTGTGTTCATATCGAGAACCTAGCGCCAATCGGGCCGCGCGACAATGCCGCTGTCGAAATCCGCGAGCGAGCGGGTGTTTTCTGCGACCTCTCCACCGTTTGAGGCCTGACCGCCTTTGGTCGTATTGCCTCCCAGGCACTTGACCGAACCGCCTCGCGGTTTCCCGGCGATGACCTCGATGTGCTCCCCACCCCACAAGCAGGCGATGTCTCCCGGCCGGGCGTCCTTGGCGGGGACGGCCCTAAGCCCATTCGTCCCAGCGAGCGCGTCGCCGGTGATGTTGGGCGCATAGCCCAGTCTGATTCGCGAAGGGATATCGGCGCCGCCCAACTTGACGACGACCCAACAAGCAAAGCAACCGCACCAAAAGACGGGACCGCCGTAGCCGGTGAATTCGATGAACTCTTGAACCTTCCCACCCCAATTGGAGCCCTCCGGCCGCTCCTTGACGCCGATCAACTTGCGACCCTTGGCAATCGCCTCTTCCCCCGGCTCCTTCGCATAGTGCCGCCGCAACCGCTTGCGATAGTCCTCGCGGCTCTTTGCCGCCATCTCCTCAAGGTCGGTTCGCTTACGTCCTCGAATCAGTGCCTGGGCACTTTCGCTGAGGATCTGACGGCGCAGCTTGGCCTGAGCGTCGCTCTGTAGGCCCAAGCTGAGGGCAATCTCGCAGGCAGCTCCGAAAGTCTGCCGACCGAACTGTCCGTCCTGAGCGATTTTCCGGTCGATCTTAAGATGCTTGTATTGCTTGTTGATCGAGCCCTGCAGGGCTTTTATATCGGCCCCCCTCTCCTGAGGCGAGGCGAGCGCAAGACGACGATGCACTTTTGCTTGAGCCATCTAGGGAATCTCCAATTCGATTTTGACTTCGGGGGGATTCAGCTTTACTTCGGCACCCGGTCCCCCCGAACTCGGTTTTTCGGGAGCCGGTAGTTGGACGAGATTGGCGCCGGGACCGCCGTTGGATTCTTGGGGCGCCGGTTCCTGCGGTTCGGTTTCCCGTTCTTCGGAGGGCGGAGCTTTATGCGAACGGCCTGTCTGGGGCATGACGGGAGCGCTGGGAGCCAATTGATCGTGCAGCTTGGCCGGAACCCCGGATTCGTCTACCCCGGCGTTAGAGGGCTTGGAAAAGCTTGGCGAAAAACCCACGTGTTTATCTGAGCCTTCGCTTGGATGGGCGCTGCCGCGTGAGACTGGCTTACGCAGCTTCGGCTCGAAACTCATCAAGATGCGGTCAATCTGAGCCAGCGCCCGGCGGACTTGAATCCCCACCGGAGGGAAACCGGGAGCGCTTTTGCATTCCGAACCGCGCGCCAGTCGAAGCGTTTGCTGCTGAGCCTGCATGCGGGTGAGAAAGTGGCGGATAGGCTCTACGTCTCCGCTCGGCGTCAAACTGCGAAAGCGGTAGGCGTTGGCGATGTTTTGGACCTGCGAGCAGATGAGCGCGTGTTGGGAATCGACCGCTTTGGCGATGTCCCGTTCGTTGCGGTCCACGCTCGGGTTGACCGAGAAGAGGATCAGCAGGACGGCTACGAGCAGGGCCATGCAAGTGAGGAGAGCCATGCCGAGGACTACGGGAGGACGCCTCATAAAGCTCCCGCCCCTACGAAGCCCACATCGGGACGGGTTGAGTCGCTGTACCTAGGGAGCTTCGTCCTCAGCTTAAGCCCCTCGATCCTACATGTTTCAATGCTCATCTTGTCGCCCCTACGACTATCGCTCCAACAAGTAGCACCGCCAGACAGGAAAGTATGAGCAATACGATGGGCGGCGTCTCCAAGAGTTCCTCGTAGATCAGTCGTAGCTCGTGCGCGCAGCGCTCCCGAAAGTTCATTTCCCTATCGCTCTTGCTCCAACGATCCCTCCGAGCGCTACGGACAGAGCCGCGATAGCCCCACCCATGACCTCCGGTTTGGCTCCAATCAGCGCGCCGAGTGGCAACAGCAGGGTCAAGTAGAGGATGCAGAGCACCAGAATGATCGGTACCCAGTCGCGTCCTGGTCGATCCTTCTCTGACTGGCTCACTCACTGGTTTCCTTTGTTTGGATTAGCTTGAGCCAATGCCGCTCAGCCTCAAGATGAGATTGATGAGAATCGCCAGCACGACGGAGCCGATGACCGAAGCGCCCGCGATCTTGGCCTGGGCTTCCCGAACAGAGCCAATCTCTTTCTGGAGCCCTTGCACTTCGCTCTTCGTCGCGAATTCAGCTCGTTCGTTTTCGCCCTTGCGGATCAATTCGTTGTGCTTCGCCTCGGCCTTCTCAGCGCTCGTGAGAGCCAGCGCGGCGGCCTCCTTAGCGGCCTGCACGCTTTGGTCTACCCGCTTTACTTCCTCTTCGGTCAGGCGGCGCTCTGCCGTCAGAGCCTCATGGGCCTCCAATGGGAACTCCATTCGGACCACCGATACCCCCACCGGCCGGTCCTCCAATCGAGCCAGCGCTTGGCCCTCCGATGCTGCCTCCCGGACCGCCTACACCACTGCGCTTGATCTTGCGGGGTTTGCCCGACGGCCCGGTCTTCCAAGCATCCTCGACGGCTTGAAGCAGCTTGGACTGGAGTTTCGTGAAGTCGCTGCTACCTCCGGGGTACTCGGCAGCTTTGACTAGAGCCGATCCCTTTTCAGAGGCGTGGATCGCAGCAATGACTTTGGGGAGTAGCTCAGGCTTCGGCTTCCCGTTGTTCCCGTAGAGGAGTTCTTGGACAAGTTTGTTGTCAAACGGTCCTGGGATCTTTCCCTTGCCGTACTTTAGATCAAAGCCCTCAGAGAGCGCTTCGGTACCTCCGAAGTTCTTTCCGGTCTGAGGCAGGCCGGGATAAAGCCCAGAGCGCAGGGTCTTTCCGGGATCTAGTTTTTCGTAGGCTTCGGAGGCTTTCGACCTGCCGGGTCCCCCTACCGCTTCTATGCCCTTTTCGGAAAGACTCTGGTTGCCGAGGAACGGAAGCTTTGCTCTGGCCGGGAAAGAAAGGTTGGCGATCTGTTCGAGGGCTGCCCAGCCCTGAGGTTTGGTCGTCTTTTCCCCCGTGAACGGAGCAACGCCGGTCAGACCCTCGATACCAGCGCCGAGGAAGGGGTTGGCGCTGGAAAGGACCGCTGCTGGGTTCCCGCTGCTTAGTGCTTGCGTGAGCGAAGACTGCCCCGGTGATATACGGGAGCCCCCAGGAAGAACGCTCTTATTTCTTCCTGTACCGGAGTAAACTGGGAACGCGTAGGCGAGGGGGTTACTCGGCTTCGCTGGCGCACCGGTCTTTTGAAGTCCTGCTTCATGGAGTCCTTCTCCCGTCAGCTTGTCAATCTGGTTGGCGTTGGCCTGCGCAAGCATATAGGCCATCGTCGCCATGATCGGATGGGTCTTCGGGAAGGCCCAGGTGGACCAGCGAATCGAGTAGCGCAGGAAGCCATAAAAGATCGCCAGCGGGGCGAAGTCACGCTCATAACGAGAGAAGGCGGTCCAGTTCCCGGCGACGTTGTCTACGTAGTCTTCGAGTTTGACTCGCTCGGCTTTTCCCTTGGGGTCGTGCTGGAGCCAGTCCCACAGCTCAGCTCGGCTTTTGCCTTTGAACTGCTTGGCGATCTTGGCTTGGCTATCGAATAGTCCAGTAAGTGAGCTATGCCAACTTCTAAAACGCTTATCAGCCTCGGCCGCGAGAAGGACGGTTCTGTACTCGTTTTGTCTGAGGGCGTCGATCTTGCCAAGGGTCCTCAGCTTAGCGAAGCCCAAGACCTCTCGCGCAGTTTTCCCCCGCGTAAGCTCTTTCGCTCCGTCTGCCCATTGGACCGGCGTATAGGTCTCCTGCATATCGCCGGGAGTCCTGAGCGCAGCGCCTGAGATAGGCGTAGCTCCAGCCATAGCTTGCAGCTCAAGGGCTTTCTCGGGATTCTGCTTGCGGTACTTCCAGATGTCTCGCTCGATAGAAGCGAGCTTGGCTGGGTTGAGAAGCTCCGGGTGGGAGAGAATGATGGGGATTCCCTCGGCTACGGTCTGCGCCACCTCCCAGGCCGGGTTGGTCCCCAGGATCAGGCGGTTGGAAGTGCGGCCGAAGGCATTGAAGACGTTTGTGACACCCCCATGCTCGGGATTGACCTGGGCCTTGGCCTCCTTGATTGCCTCCCTCGGCATCAGAATCCATGGCTCATGGCCCTTGACTTTCCCTGACTCGGCGTCAGCTAGAAGGCTCTGGAGCTTGGAAGCACGCTCAGCCTCCGTGAGATAGGGGTCTTTGAGAGCATTCTTCCACTCGCGATAGGAGAGCCGTCCCCAGGACTTCGGATCGAACTGGCCGCCCTGTTTAGTGATCTCGTTCCAGTCGCGTGAGCCCTGGCCTACGAACTTCTGCTTCCCGTCGATCTCGAAGGGGGTCTTGAAGTGATTGGCCAAAGCACGGACAAACTCACGGGCTGCTGCACGCTGGCGGGGTAGGTGGACGGTGCCCCGGATCAAGCCCTCCAGCGAACGGTCGAGGTTGTCGCCCTGCGCCAGCGCTCCCTCGCGCATGTGCTCTACACCGGGGGCTTTCGAATAGGCCCCAACCATCCCTGAGCCTGCCTGATCTACGGGGCCATGGTGAGTCCAGATAGCCGGTGCCAAACCCGCCTGCTTACGAGCAGCTTCGACCTGACGCTTGTACTCAGAGAGCATCTTGTCGTCGTAGACCATCCGTTTGGATTGGTCGATGCTGTGCTCAGGATGCGTGTAGGGGCTGAGGGCGTCATACAGCGCCTTGTTGTCCTTCTGGAGCTTCCGGGCCTGAGCGTAGAAGGCTTTGCCCTCTTCAAGCGTCCGCTTGGCCTCAGGCCCTTTCAGGACTTTGGCCTGGTTGAACTTCTCCCGGCCTTGGCGCTTTAGGGTTTTAAGTTGGAGGTCTCGCTGGTGGAGATCGTCCCAGGCGCCCTCTCGACTTGTAGCGGCAGTATGCGCTTGGGCTGCGTGAGGAACCCCGTGCTCGGGTCGAGGAACCCCCAAGAGGTCCCCCTGAGCCAGAAGTCTGGCTCGCTCCCCCTTGCCCACCAAAGCCGCTGGCGCAGTCTCTGCTGCTCGTTGGACGGCACCTAGCGCCCTCTCGAAGTCTTTGGATTTGTAGATCTCAGGGTGGCGATCCGCGTAGTCTAGCGCCGCGAGCAGCTGTTTATCGCCGGGGCCTTTGTGGCGCACGAGGGCCGCGCCTTTCGGCCCCCTGATCCCGTATTCGGCCAAGGTCTGCAGCGCTACGTGAGAGCCCTCTGGAGCCTTCGAGATCGCATGCGTGATATTGGCCTCGTGTTTGGCTCGCTTGACGCGGTGCGGATTATCGACACGCTGCTTGAGAAGAGCCGTCTGCTTGCGGTGCTCGTGACGGCCGAGGATTCCTGAGACGTGCTGCTCAACACCCTCAGGCGCATGGCGCACATTGCGGTTCAGCCTCTCGCTGCGCTTGGCGAGCTTGCGCCGTCCCTTGGCTGCGGTCTCCCGCAGAACGCCTCGGCCTTTCTCGTACTTGCCCAGGCGAGTGAGAGCGGGGAGTGGGGTAGCCAGCGCGAGAGAGCCTTCCTTGCGCGCTGCCTGTTCTGCCTTTTTAACATCTCCCGAGAACGCCTGAGAGGCGATGTGGGCTACGCCCTTGACCTCTTCTTCTGCTGTGCGGACCAGCGGCTCCGGGGTGCCGTGCTTTACCGACGAAGCTGCTGCGCCGAGTAGAGCAACGGGTCCAGTGATGGCTCCAGCGAGCGAGCGTCCGGTGGTCTCCAGGGTTTCGGCTGGATGCCCAACGAGGGCTTTTGCAGAACCCTCCGCAAATGCTCTCGCGCGTTTTGTAGCGTCTCCAGGGAGAGCACCTTCTGGGAGGACGACGGCTGCTCCATACCCGGAGCGTACAGGATGCCGCCGGGCGGAACGTGCCGTTTGCTGAGCAGCCGCCCGACGACCCTGTTTAGTAGCTACTGCACGTCTTGCGCGCTTCGGTGCGCTGCGGACCCTAGCAGGAGTCGCCTTGACTTTGGCAACCTTTCTCGCGGGGTAGGTCTTGAGAGCCTCGGCCTCTGACTTCGCCTTGGAAACAGCTGCTTTCGCGAGACGCTCTGGGGCGCTCTTAGAAGCGCCGACCCCCCTGGAGGCCAGGGTAGCCGCGTCTTTGGCCAGGATCGCGGCAGCGCCGCTCTCAACGCCCTTGACAGCCAGCTTGGCCGCACCTACGCCGCCTGCCGCTAGCGAGGCAGCTTCTATCGCATGGGTAATGTCTTCCGGTTCGCCTAGGTTTTCTTTTGAAGCGAGTTTCGCGAGGGCGATCTCATTGGCACGTTTATAAGCGCGTGGGAACTCGTGCTTCTCTTTGGCTGGAGGGAACGCTCCAGCGCGAGCCTGTTGATAGATCGTATGCGGCTCAGATGGAAGCTTTGTTTTCGCCTTGGCAAGATCGCTCCTGAGCCTATCCAAAGCTTTGATACGGATGATCTTCCGCTGCGTTTCCTTGCGTAGCTGGCGCTTGGACTTCGCAATGGCTTTGGGGAGACTGGGAACCGCGAAGGGCTCCGCAGCCTCTCTATCGGAACCGCGCCTCCCACTAAGGACAGATGAGACTACACGATGTTCGGTCTTCGTAGCTTTCTTGCGAATCGAAGGGACCGAAGACTGGCTGCGGTAGGGACCGGCTACCTCAGCCGGTCGTTTAATCCGTCGCGCCGAGGATGCGGCGTGTTCCGCAGCGGCTCTGGATGAGTAGTTCTTCGTCCTATTCAAAGTAAAGTATTGGAGCCTTTTGGCTTATCCAAGCCATCGCTTGACAGATGCTATATACCTTTCGACCTGTGGCCCAAGGTATTGGGCGCTTCGAACAACAGCAGGCGCGTAGGGTCAGCGGTGAGAGTGCCCGAGCGCTGCCTTGGCCTTGGCCTTTTCTTTCGCTTCGACTCGTTTCCTGATCCGGTTGACGGCAGCGCGAGCTTCGGCTGGGCTAATTTCGCTTTCCTTGGCAACCGCTGTGGCCAGTTCTCCCCAGGAGTTCCAACCGGTGTGGTTGCCTTCGGCGTCCTTGGTCCCCGCTTCGTATTGGTTGCGCGCGGCGGCTATAGCCTTGCGGTTGACTCCGCCTTTGCCCCGCTCCTGGCGAGCTTCTCTGGCTTCCCTGCGTAGTTTCTTTCCAGCCTGATTGGTTTTGCGCTGTTCGAGCCCGAGTTTCGCCTGAGAGATTCCTAGTTTGGCCTGGTCTATCGAGCGGTCGGCCGCGCCTTCGCGCGCTTTCAGGCGCCTGTCCGCAGCGGCCTGTCGCGCCTCCTGAGACAGTTCCTTGCCCTTCTGCCCGAACGCCTGTTTTTGGATCGCGTAGTCCCTCGCGCCTTCCCGCAGCTTCTCCAAGTTCGCCACGACCGCCTGACCGCGCTCCTTCTTACCTGCCCTGAGGTCTTCCTTGATTTTGCGCCTGCGTGAGGTCTCTGCCTTGCGAGCCTCGATACCGCGTTCCGTGGCCGAGATACC